CTTAACCAAAGAGAAAAGCAAGTCATCATGAGCATCCCCAACTTTGATGCAGATAAGTTCTTCAAAATAACTGGGGTAAAGGTTGGGTGATTGCATGAAGCTATATGAACACCAAAAGCAAGCACTGGAACAGACCAAAGCATTCAACAAGGTTGCATATTACTTGGACATGGGTCTTGGTAAAACATTTGTTGGTTCGGAAAAGATGGTTCAACTTGGTACAGATACCAACATCATAATCTGTCAGAAATCAAAGATAAATGACTGGATGAAACACTTCAAAGACCACTATCCAAGAATTCAAATTTATAACCTGACCGATAAAAAGCAACTGGATGATTTCATTTCACATGATACAGCATGGGCAGGTTATCCTGGTGCAATAATGACAGTCGGCATCATCAATTATGATTTAGTATTCAGAAGGTCAGAACTTCTTCAATTAGAGCATTTCACCTTGATGCTTGATGAATCATCACAAATACAAAATGACACTGCAAAACGGTCAAAATTCATCCTTAAAATGAAACCTGACAATGTGATTCTACTTTCAGGAACACCTACATCAGGAAAATATGAAAACCTATGGTCACAGATGAACCTGCTTGGATGGTCAATCAGCAAAGAATTATACAATAGACAATATGTGAACTGGGTCAAAGTCGAAACAGATGGTTTCATTCACTTTGTAATTGACAAAGAAGAACCTTACAAGAATGTTGACCGATTAAAACAAAAGATGCGTGATTATGGGTCAGTGTTCCTTAAAACAGAAGAATGTTTTGACCTTCCTGAACAGATATTCATTCCAATTACAGTTAAGAAAACAAAAGAATACACAAGATTCAGGAAAAAAGGACTTGTGACAATTGATGGAACTGAACTTGTTGGTGACAGCACCTTGACTAAAAGATTATATTCCAGGATGCTTTGTGGTCACTACAACAAGGACAAGCTTCAAGCATTCAAAGACCTGGCATCCAGTACAAAAGACAGACTGATTGTGTTCTACAACTTCAATGCAGAACTGGATGCACTTCAACGGATAGCAGCAGAACTTGAAAGACCTATATCACAGGTGAATGGTCATGTCAAAGACCTGACTGCTTATGAAAATGAAGAAGATTCAATCACCCTGGTGCAATATCAGGCAGGTGCAATGGGATTGAACCTTCAAAAGGCAAACAAGGTTGTGTTCTTCACACTCACTGATAAAAGTGAACTTTTTGAACAGGCAAAAAAGAGGGTTCACAGAATCGGTCAAAGCAAGACATGCTTCTATTACCTGATGATGTGCAACGACAGTGTTGAAGAAGTCATCCTTGATACCTTGAACCAAAGAAAGGATTTTACTGACTATCTATTTGAGCAGTTTGAAAGGGATTCAAAATGAACTACAAACATGGAATGAAAGGAACAAGGCTTTATAGGATTTGGCAAGCTATGAAAACAAGATGCTTCAACCCAAACTTTCCAAGATTCAATGATTATGGTGGTCGTGGAATTAGTGTTTGTGATGAATGGAAAGATGATTTTCAAGCCTTCCATTGTTGGTCAATTTTGAATGGTTATCAAGAGAATTTGACCATAGACAGAATTGATAATGATGGAAATTATGAACCTATAAATTGCAGATGGACAACCAATGAAGTTCAAGCAAACAATTCAAGACAATGCAATTTCATTGAATTTAATGGTGAAACTCACAACCTTACTGAATGGGCAGAAATACTAAACATTCCAAGGTATGTGCTATCAAACAGAATTCATGCTTACGGTTGGACAGTTGAAAGAGCATTCACAACCAAAGCACAAAGGAAACCAAGAAAGGCGGTGAACAAAGTATGAACTATTCAAAGAATGTGAGATATAAGAAAAACCACAAGCAAGTGGTGTTTAGAAGGATTCTTATTTCATGGGTTATCATCTTGTTAGTTGGTGCAATGGTTGGCTTCTTTATTGGAAGGTCAACAAAGTCAGCAAATACATTACCAATAACCACTGAAACCAGTACGTTTGCCCCTTTCCCCACACTAACAGTTACACCACATGTGACAATGACCCCTGTTCAAGAAACTTCTGAACCGCAACCAAAAACTGAATTGGTTAGCCTGGGCGAATTCAGAATCACAGCATACTGTCATTGTGAAAAGTGCTGCGGTGACTGGTCAAAAGACAGACCAACAGATGAAGATGGAAAGCTGCTTGTGTACACAGCATCAGGTGAACTTGCAGTTGAAGGTATGACCATAGCAGCGGATACAAGTGTACTGCCCTTTGGAACGGAAGTCATCATTGATGGCAACAGGTACATAGTCCAGGACAGGGGCAGAGTTATCAAAAACAACCGAATTGATGTGTATTTTGAAAATCATCAGGATGCCTTGGAATTCGGTGTTCAATACAAAGAAGTATTTATAGAAAGGATGATTGAAAATGATTAAGTGTAACAATGAATGCCCATTGAAAAAGTTTGACGGATGTTGTCATTCTTGCCCCCACATTGAGGGATGCACAGATGCATGTGAAAGTGAACCAAAAACATGCGGTGAAGCAATCTTTGATGAAGAAACAGGTTTGATGACATTCCAGGAACAGCAGGTTGCAGTTCTTCAACAAATTGCTGACCTGGTAACTGCAAAGAAAAAGATTGAAGCACAGGAAAAGGAACTGAAAGACAAGTTGAAAGAAGCAATGGAAAAATACAGTGTTAAGAAGTTTGACAGTGACATTCTGAAAATCACATATGTTGCTGCAACTACTGCAACAAGCATTGACAGTGCTAAGCTGAAAAAGAAGTACCCTGCTATTGCAGAAGAATGTTCAAAGACTTCTAAAAAATCAGCTTACATCAAAGTTGAAATCAAGGATGAAGCCTAAAGAAACCACATGCAAGGATTGCAGAAAGTGGCGGTATTGCGTGGAAAGTTCCAGGGGATATCCTTGCATCAAGTTTGAAAGGATGTGTTGCAAGTGGGCAGTGAAAAACGGTTTGAAACCAAGGTCAAGAAGTGGCTTGAATCAGAAGGAATCTATTCAGCAGGAACAGCACAGGACAAGAAAGTGATTCCTGAATGTGGTTGGTACTTAAAGACCTGGGGCGGTGGAATGCAAAAATCAGGCATCCCTGACCTGCTGCTTTGTGTGAATGGCTTCTTCATCAGTGCAGAACTGAAAGGTGATGCAGGAAAACCATCTGACCTTCAATTGAAAAACACAACAGCAATCAATGGGTCAAATGGAATAGGTATGGTTCTTTATCCGAAAGGATTTGAACAATTTCAAAACATAGTGAAAGGGGTGAAAAAATGCAATGTTCACACAGCAGAATTGAATGCTTTGAAAAATGCCCATTCAAGTACAAGCTGCGTTATCGTGACAAAATACTAACCTTGCCCCCTGATAATGCTGACCATCCGCTTATTATTGGAACAGCACTTCACACAGGGTTGGAAAAGGGTGTGACAAAAGCAATTGATGAATACTTCATGTCATATCCAATAATCACAGATGACCATATCAATGAAGCAATTAAGCTTGAATACTTGATACCAAGGGCATCAAAGCTGTTACCCAAAGGGGAATTTGAAGTCAAGATTTCAACGGAAGATTTCATTGGTTATATTGACCTTCTTGCACCAGTGACCATGTTCCATGAATCGGAAGTTCCGAATCAGTATGACATCTATGACTTCAAGTATTCCAATAATATCAGCAATTACAAACAGTCAGACCAGTTGCACCTGTACAAATATTTCTTTGAAAAGTGCAACCCTGGCAAGTACATCAGAAACCTTTTCTTCTTGTTTGTTCCGAAGGTCAATATCAAGCAGAAGAAAACCGAAGATTTGTCAGAGTTTAGGAAAAGAATTCTTGATGAATTGAAGGGTGTTGAACCCGAACTGGTTCAGATTGAGTATGACCCAAACAAGGTCATCAACTTCTTACTGAACACAAAGCACACCATTGAAGCAACGGAATTCAACAAAAACAGCACATATCTTTGTAACTGGTGCGAATACCAAAATTATTGTGAGAAAGGAATTGATTATATGTTGTTACCAAAAAATGAAAGAAGGAACATCCAAAAGATTGAAAAGAAAGTCATTTGGATGTATGGGTCACCATTCAGCGGAAAGACCACATTTGCAAATAAGTTTCCTGACCCCTTGATGTTGAACACAGATGGAAATATCAAGTTTGTTGATGCCCCTTACATTGCAATCAGGGATAAGGTTGAAGCAAACGGAAGGTTAGCACCAAAAAGAACCTTTGCATGGGCAATGTTCAAGGAAGTTATTGAGGAACTTGAAAAGAAAGACAATGATTTCAAGACCATCATTGTTGACCTGCTTGAAGATTGTTATGAACATTGCAGACTGTACATGTATGACCAAATGGGCATCACCCATGAATCTGATGACAGTTTCAGGGCATGGGATAAGGTTCAGACTGAATTCCTGTCAACCTTGAAGAAGCTGATGAACCTGGACTATGAAAACATCATTCTGATTTCCCATGAAGATACTTCAAAGGACATTACCAAAAAGGGCGGTGACAAAATCACTGCAATCAAGCCGAATCTGCGTGAAAAGGTTGCAAACAAGGTTGCAGGTATGGTTGATATTGTGGCAAGGGTTATTGCTGATGATAATGTCAGAACCCTGTCTTTCAAGACCAATGAAGTAATCTTTGGCGGTGGTAGATTGACAGTCAGTACCAATGAAATTCCACTTGATTATGATGCTTTCTTGGAAGTCTATGAAGAAGCAAATAAAAATGCAGTTGCAGAATTGAGTGGTGAAAAACCTGCTGCATCCGCTTCCACTGAAAGAAAAGGCAGAAAGAAGAAGGAAGAACCTGCTGAACCTGCACCCAAAGAAGAACCGCAAGAAGAAACAGAACCTGCGGATGCTGAACCCAAAGAGGAAATAAAGGAAGAACCACAGGAAGAACACACTGAACAAGAAGCACCAAAGACAAAAAAGACCAGGAAAAAGAGGGGTGAATAATTTGAAAATCACAATGTCAGTTTCAAATCTTAAAGAGATTCTCAAAGCTTGTAAGAATTATGTGAGTAAGGACAATTACAGACCTATGTTACAAGCAATTCAGCTTAATTGCATCAATGGTACTTGTAAGGCAACAGCACTTGATGGGTATAAGATGATGACAATTTGCGTTCCTTATGAAGGTGATGAAGGAACAATGTACATTCCAGTTATTAAACCTCCAAAGGGAACAAAGGTCATCATATCTGATTTAGATTCAGAAATAATGTTTGACTTCCTCACAGAAAAGCAAGTGGTAAAGAAATTTGAAGGTGAGTTCCCCAATGTAAAAAAAGTTTTTCCAGAGGGTGAACCGAATTTCAGAATAGGTTTTGACCCAAAGCTTCTGAAAGATGCATTGGATGGTTTCAGTGATAGCACATGTGTTGAGATTAAATTCTTTGGTGAAACAACTGGAATCATCATTAAAAACAGTATTGGTAAACAAGCATTGGTTCTTCCAATGCGACTAAAATAATCAAATTTAGAAAGGATAAGGTGATTTATTATGGCACAAAACATTTGGGATAAGTTTGATAAGCAGTACAACACAGAGGAATTGGCAAAGGAAGTTAAGGAACAGAAAGAAAATGGTGGCAACTTTACCCCTGTTCCCTTTGGAAGCTATGAAGTAGCAGTAACCAAAATGGAACTGACAGAATCCAAAGCACATGACCCTATGGTTACAATTTGGTTCAAGGTTCTGAATGGTGAACACAAAGGTAGCTTGATTTTCTACAACCAGGTAATCACACAGGCTTTCCAAATCCATCTTGTCAATGAGTTGTTAAGAGCAATGGACACAGACCTTGACATTGAGTTTGTAACATACAAGCAGTATGCACAGCTTCTGATGGATGTTCATGAAGCTATTGATGGCAACCTTGAATTCGGTCTTGAATACGGTGAAGGCAAGAAAG